CGTAACATTACCAGTTGGTATTGGTTTGAAAGATTGGGCAAATTGCCTTATCACAGACTTTGTTGCATTTGGAGCATTTTCTCCGTTAGATGATGAAACAAAGTGGCAAGACTGGGCTACACAATTTTTAAACGCCACAAATTTAATTGAGGATTTTCCCGATCCTTATATGTATGACGATTGGAGAAAGTGGGCAGAGCGATTTGTCCAGACAACATTATGAGATTTATTGGCTTTGAAAGAGAAATTGATGCAGAAAAGTGGGCTAGACCTTTACTGGGTTTAAAGAACGAGCCTGAGTTTTTCCGTGCAATGTCGGCAGTCGATGAAAAAGATGATTTTGTCTGCACTGCTATTTTTAACAATTTTACTAGCCGAAACATTGATGTTTGTTTTGCATCTCGTGGGGGTAATTGGGCATCTCCAAAAGAAACATTGAAAATGTTTAATTCGATATTTGCTTACATATTTAAAATACACGAGGCATCACGAGCGACAGCTTTGGTTAGTCACACTAATGAAAAATCAAAACGATTTGTTAAACAGTTAGGTTTTCAACATGAAGGTACGATGAGACAAGCTTACGATGATAACGAAGATTTAGAAGTATATGGTCTTTTAAAAAACGAATATAATACGCACAAGTGGTGTAATGTGAGGACTGCGCGATGAGTATAAAAGAAGAAATTTTATCGCTTGCAATGCAAGATCCACGTTTTGAAGAAACAATCACAGTTGTTGAACAACAACTTTCGGGTGCGAATATCGTAGCCGAGGATTTATCTGAAGCAATACAAATGCTTGAGTATGTAGTCCAGAATCCAAACACATACCAAGAAGTCCGTATGGCGGCTATTAAAGACGGTCTAATTGATGAGGATATGTTTCCCCCACAATATGACGAAGTGCTCATTATCAGCCTTCTCGTGGTCTTGTACGGTATGCAAGACAGACTCTCACAACAAGGTTATGCACGGGGTGGTCTACGAGTTTCTGGTAAACAGTTAGCTCATCGGGGTCAAGGTGGTGACAGACAATTAGCTCACATTAATGACCGTGAGGCTGAGGTTCTCCGTAGGATGGGTGGTCAAGGAACTGTCAATCCAAACACCGGATTAAGAGAATATAAAGGTCTTAAAAATATTCTCAAAATAGCACTGCCAATAGCATTAACCTTCGTAGCAGGTCCAATGGGTACTGCTTTAGGCACATCGTTAGTTGGAACTACTGCTCTTGCTAGTTATGCACCAGTAATTGGTGGAGCACTAGTTGGAGCAGGTAGTTCGGCATTGCAAGGGCTAGTTAGTGGTCAAGGACTAGACCTTAAAAACATAGGACTTGGGCTTGTATCGGGGGGAATCGGTGGATTTGCTCCCGGAATGACAGAAAGTTTAGCTCAACAATTTCCTAATCTAAGTGAAGGAGCTATTAGAGCCATTGCTGGTGGTACAGCTGGAGCTTTAGGTTCGGCTGTTACAGGTTCTGATCTTGGAGAAGGTATAGTTAGAGGTGCAATAGGACAAGTTGCAATGCCTGCCGTTCAAGATTTTACACAAAATGCAAGCACGGCTGTTACTAATTTTATGAAAAACAACTTAGGTGTGCAAGCTGCAGCTACACCAACAGGTGGGGGTGGTGGTACAATGAAGCCAAGTCTGAGTGAAGCTGCTAGTAATTTAAGCTCGGCTGAGGCAACGCCACCTTTTGAATCTACAATGGTTGAAAATGTTGAAAGACTTTATGGTGCAGACGTTGTAACACCAAAATTAACAGATGTTAATATATCGGGAGCAATGTATGGACCAAACTTACTGTCGGCTGAGGCACAAAATCCTGTAGGTAATATTCAAACCGATGATGTAACTATTGCAGATGAGTTTACGTTTCCAACCGATAGGACTAATCCACTAGCTACTCAACCGAGGATGCCCGTTGATATTGGCAGTAACGTTGATCCGTATAACACCGATGCAGATCTAGGAAATAACCAAGGAATATTAAGTAATTTAACTAATTTATTACCAGAAAATGTTGCAAATTTACTTCCTGAAGCATCGTTAAGTAATATAGCATTAGGAGGATTAGGTTTAGCTGCACTTAGTGGACTCAGTGAACAAGACCAAATGGCTATTTCCAGAGCAGAATCCAGTGGAATATTTGACCAAACTACGAGTCAATATGACTTTGTAAAAATGAGAGGCGAGGCCAATCAACGTGGCATGACTCTGATGCAGTTTTTAGGTAGCCCATTCTTCAGAAATGATCAAAGCAAGTATTATATGAATGACACAATGATGGCAGCACGAGGGGGCATTATGGATGCTCCGGGTTACGTCAATGGTCCCGGTAATGGAAGGGATGATGTGATAAATGCTAGGTTGTCTAATGGGGAATATGTTATAGATGCAGAGTCAGTTGCAATGCTTGGAGATGGGAGTAATACCGCAGGAGCCGAAATGTTAGACGATATGCGTAAAAAACTTAGAATGCATAAGGGTAAAGTATTAGCAAAAGGCGAGTTCAGTCCGGATGCAAAATCACCCTTAGAATATATGAGAAGGAGTGCTTAACATGGTAAGTCTATTTCAGGGAGCACCACAGTCTGCAACGTCTTACACAGAATCTACCACAGAGACACCAAGGTGGATGCAAGATGCAATTTTCAATCAGATACAAATTTCTCAGAACTTAGCAAACCGTCCGTTTGAGAGTTATGATTTACCAACGATTGCCGAGTTGTCACCACTCCAACAACAAGCCTATCAGCAAGTGCAAACTGCCCAAGGTGCATATCAACCGGACCTTAATGCATCAGCAGCTGGTATCCGTGCTTTAGCAGGTTTAAGTCCACTAGCAGGTACAGACCCTAATATTGTACCAACTAATACTCAAACTGGTCTGTCAACAGCACAAAGTTATTTTGATAAGGCTGACAAAACATCATACGACAATATTACTAATTATATGAACCCTTATCAAACAGAAGTTATGGACAGAATGGCACAAAGAAGTGCTAGAAATTTATCTGAAAATTTATTACCTGCTGTTTCAGACGCTTTTATCAGAGCTGGTCAGTTTGGCTCTAGTCGCATGGGAGACTTTGGAACTAGGGCTGTAAGAGATGAATCAGAAAACTTGTTAAATGCACAAGCTGATATGATGAACACAGGTTATCAACAAGCAATGGGAGCGGCGCAAGCAGATATGGCAAGACAAGCAGGTCTTGGTCAAACAGTAGCTGGTATTCAACAATCTGATATTGCGCGACAAATGGGAGCATTGAGTGACCTTGCTAACTTAGGAGCACAACGTCAGGCATTAGGATATACAGATACCGCAGCACTTGAGGCAGCAGGTGCAGGTCAGCAAGCGCAAATGCAACGCCAACTTACAGCAGCTGAAAAACAATTTTTGGATCAACAAAACTTTGCACGAGAGCAAGCTGATTTTCTATCTAGTCAAATTAGAGGGTTGGCTCCGGTTGCTCCTAAGCGAACTACATCTATGGGGCAATCACAGGGGCAAACATATTCACCGTCACCACTGTCACAGATAGCCGCAGGTCTTGCTACTTATAAAGGTCTAGAGAATTTAGCTAATAATTAAGGGTAGTTAAACATGGGTTACGAACTTAATAAACTGATGACGCAATATGGGTTGGCTACACCTACGATGCTTTCCTATGATGGAGAACGTGGTCCTGATGTAGAAACCATTGACGAAGAAACCGGAGAAATAACGACAACTCCCGGTGAGATTACTTTTGACCCCACCAAACAAGCTGCGTTTAACCAGTATCGAGATCAATATCAATCTCGTTTAAGCAATAGACCTATGTATGAAAGTTCTCAATTTCGCACAACGCCTACACAACAACAACCTCAAACTTATGAAGATATGTTTTCCATGTATCTAGGTAGACAGCCCGGAGATGGAGAACGAGTCACAATCAATGAAGTTGGTACGGGTCCAATCAGCGATGCTCAGAGACAGCAATTTTTAAGACAGTATGAAAATGAATTTGCTGATTTAGGAATAAGAAACACTGGCAATCAATTAGTGTCAGATCAAATCGGCAATTACTACGGTAATATTTTAAGAAATCCTGATTTCAACAATAATACATTTAATGCTATACCTATTATGCCTAGCCCCACACCCACAAACCCTGTTGATCCATCAGCACCATTTATTGAAAGAAATCCTAGTGCTATTAATCCTAATCCACCGTATGCTGGTCCAGTTATAACAACTGAGGAAGCCTACACTAATCCAGTGATTGATGGAGTAGTGCAACAATCATTTTTAGATTTTGCTGAACAACAAAAACAAAATCTTGCTAATATGGCAAATCCAGTTCCAATTACTGGGTACACTTTAGAAGAGGCATATCGTGTAGATCCTAGTGCTCCTGCAAGTAATAGAATTTCTTCAGGATTTAATTATTTAAATCAAAATCCAGATGTTATGGCTCACGTTAATGCTCAAGCAGATGCAGCAGGAATTGCTCCAAGTCCAGAACGTGTAAGTTTTATGGAGAATGCCGCAAAAGAACATTTCTTATATCAAACAGCTATGGGTGAAGGACGTAGTTGGTATAAGAAGGGTGGATCGGTGAAAGGTTTTCAAGAAGGCGGTGGAGGCACTACGGGCCTGACTGAATTAATAATACAACAACAAGCTGGTGGGGGTCCACTCACCGCAGCACAAGCTATGGGAGAAACATCAACAGCTGGTATTGGTGGTACAAACAATAATCAACAACAATCAAGTAATATTGATTTACAAGATGAAATGCTTAACACGCTTTATTCTGCAGCTCCACCAGTTGAGAACCTATATGGTCAGACTATGGCCGCGTCAAAAGGATTTACTGACGCTCAAGCAAATTTTAATACATTAGTTGAAGACATCATAACTGCAAAACAAGAAGGTCCAGACAAAGCAGAGCTATATTTTAAATTGGCTGCTGCATTTGCACAACCAACCAAAACTCAAAGTTTTGGGTTTTTAGAAAATGTTCCAACTGTATTAGCTGACTTTGCAAAAGATACTCGTGCCGCAAGAAACAAAGGGCAACAGATGGAAATAACTTTGGCAAAGTCTAAATTAGCACAGGCCAAATCAAAGTATGACGCATTACAAAATAAACGAACGACACAAGGCGAAAACTTTCGAAAATACATGATGGACCTTTATAAAATTATCGCTGACAAAGATAAAGAAGCAGCTGATCGACTTTTAAAACGACAACAATTTGAGTATGATAAAAAGACTTTACCACCAGAAATTATAAAAATTAAAAAGGCTGATGAAGAAGGTTTAAAAGATTTAACCGAGGGTTTAAGCGAACTACGAAAAGGTTTAAAAGTTAACAAAAACGCTGGTCCGTCTGACACAGCAACTATGTTTGATATCAGAGGACGCGAAGCACTTGGAACGTTAACACCTGAACAAAGAAACACCCTAGTAGTTATGAATATCATTGGGGCGTTTGCGGTCAAACAATTAAAGAATACTTTCGGAGCGCAATTGTCAGATGGTGAACGTAAAGCGTTTTTCTCTTTGATGGGAGCTGGCGAATATCCGGACGCTAAAATGCGAGAAATGATTATTGGTAGACTTATTAATCAAACCATCAAAACTATCAATCAAAAAAGAGAGCGTTTAGGACGGATTAATGCAGGCACTTATCAAACTTCTGCTGATGATTTAACCCTCGGTCGGGGTGCGGAACTAACAGAAGAAGAACAACAAATTTTATCGGTGGATTAATTATGGCTAGACAACCTGAACGTTCGCAATTTGATAAAGGATTTTACCGATACGCTTTAGGGCAAGGTATAGGTTTTGGTCAGGGTGATGAAGCTGAGGCTTACTTACGATCTAAGATAAGTGGTCGGCCTTACGAAGAATCGTTAGACAGAATAAGAAGAGAAATGGCTAATTATCAAAAGCAATATCCCGCAACAGCTGCTACGGCTGAATTTGGGGGTGCTTTAACTCCATCTGTTTTGTTAGCATTAACAGGTGTCGGTGCTGGCCCTGCTGCGGCTAACACTTTAAAAAACGTAGGTACATTGGCAAGGGTACTCCGAGGTCCGGGTGGTTTTGGTGGTAAAGTAATGCGAACTGGAAAGCGAGGGGCATTGGGTGCCAGTGGTGGATATATCGGTGGTGACATAGCCGGTGGTGGTTATTCAGAGGCACCGTACAGAAGCCCCCAATACGAAGCAGATAGGAAAAAAGCAAGAGAAACAGGTGCATTATTTGGTGGAATTACAACACCAATTTTTGAACCTGCTTTAAGGGGAATTGGAAGGTTTTTAAAACGCAAATTTGGTTCTGGAAAAACAGTAGACGAAGTAGTTGGAGATGAATTATCCATTGCGACAGGTGGGCCACAAGGTGCCAGAGCTGCAGGGGATGAAGTTGTAGAAGCACAAGAGTTAGATATTCCTATGGTGCCAATGGGAGTAAATCCAGATTTATTAACTTTAGCTGAGGTAGTTAAAGGAAAAGGTGGAGAACCCGGTAGACGCATACAAGAAAGTGCAGAATCTATTACTGGGGGTTCACAAAAAAGAATTGAGGGTAAGGTAAGCGAGGCATCACCTTATTCTGGACAGACATATATACAAACCGTTGATGCAATTGCTGACTCACGAACAGCGCAATCAGGGCCAATATATGAAAAAGCGTTTTATGAGTTAGATGTTCAAGGCAATCCAGTAATGGTGAATGGTCGCAAAAAAGAGATTATGCTAACCGATGGGCAAGAAGGATATGAAGAAATTACAGGATATTTGCAACGTCCTGCTTTTCAAAACGGTTTAAGAAACGCAATAAAAATAGCAAAAGAAAAAGGTTTAGATAACGAGGTCGGTGATTTAACGACATTGCTTACTAGATTAAGCCAAGGGGAAACCCCTCCGATTTCTTTAGCTCTTTTAAATAAAATAAAAAAAGGAGTAGACGATGTAGTTCTACGTTCCTATAAAGACGGCAAACCTACAGACCTTACCAAAGTTATCCGAGAAGAAAAAAATAAGTTTCTAGATAGTTTAGATAATTTGTTTCCTGAATATGGCAATGCAAGAAAAATATACAGCGACAAAAGCGCAATGCTAAATGCTGGCGAAGAAATGCAAAAAAGATGGAACAAGATGAAACCTGAAGAGGTAGAAAAATTTCTTGATGGTTTGAAAAGCGAGGCTGAAAGAGATACTGCTAAAATGGCCGCAGTTGATATTTTGCAAAACAAGATTTTAGACCCTGTAGCTGGGCGTGACTTTGCACAAATGTTAGGTGGCAATGAAAAAGGCGGTGCAAATATAAGAAGTAAAATTCGTATGCTTTTTGGTAATGATTTTATCAAAGCTGATAATTTTGAAAAAGCAATGATGCTCGAAACTGAACTTTATCGTAGAATAAATGCATTAAGTAAGCCAATGAACGAAGTTAAAGAGGCCACTGTGCAATACGACAAACGAACCGCTTCTAATTCCAGTGCTGGTGGTATTATTTTTGGTGATGACGGTTTAGTAAGAAAAATGGCTAGACTTTTTATGGGGAGCACTGAATCCGATGAGTTTCAGGATCAAGTATCTTTAAAAATTTCAGAGCTTTTAACCGATGGATCACCAGAAAGCATAGCCACTGTGGTTAAATTAGTTGATAAAGCGTCAGAAAAAATAGGTAGGAAGGTTGCCCAAGATATGATCCAACCTTTTGGAGTTGGAGCTGCAACTGCAAACGTAACAGAGTCTCCAAGCTATCGATATTTAGAATACGAGGAATAAAGTAATGCCTAAATTATTAGATAAAATGCAAACGTGGGTAGGTAAGCAACCTGTTATAATTCAATTAGGTATACTATTTGTCAGCGTTTTTTTAGTTATTAGCCTACTTATCGGAGCTTTTAACGGAGCTTAATTATGTTAACGATTATCGGAAGTTTAATTGGATTCGGCAGCAGTTTCCTGCCAAGTATCTTAGATTTCTTTAAAGAGAAAGAAAGTAATAGGCACGAGTTAGCCCTGATGGATAAACAAGCCGAATTGACCAGAATTACGGCTGAGTTTGAACGTGACAAGGTAGAGGTGCAAGCTCTATCGGCTGAGACAGTTGCCCTCTATCAACAGGCAAGCACTGAGAAAAACGATGGGTGGGTTGGTGCGTATCGGGCTAGTGTAAGACCGACAATTAGTTATTTATTCCTGTTATTTTATATTGGAATAAAATCATTTTCTTTGTATGGAATGATTCAATACGAAGGAATGATGATAAAAGATGCGCTGCCATTGGTTTGGTCACCAGAAGTAGACTCACCTATCCTAGCCAGCATCATTAGTTTTTATTTTGGGAGCAGAATGTTTAGGAAGTAAGCTATGGAAAACGGGGGAATTAGTGTAGCAGAAGCCATTAATGTAGGGCTAGGATTAACCGTTTTCGTGGGCGGCATTGTGTACGCCCTGGTGCGAGTAAAGGTACTGCAGGAAGAAGCCTCTAAAAAAATTGAGGTGTTATTTAAGCTGGTGAATGATTTGCGTGATCGTATGAACAATGGAAGGGATAAGTAATGGCTCCTACAAAAAAGAGCACAGTCAATGCGTCTAAAAATTATACGAAACCGGGACTTCGAAAAAGAATATTTAATTCGGTAAAAGCCAGTGGAAAAGGTGGTAAACCCGGTCAATGGTCAGCACGCAAAGCTCAAATGGTTGCCAAGAAATATAAAGACTCAGGTGGGGGATACAAAACCTAATGTCGAAAACACCTAGACAAAAAAGCCTTACCAACTGGGGCAAACAGAAATGGCGTACTAAAAGCGGTAAACCGTCCACTCAGGGTGCCAAGGCAACTGGTGAACGTTACCTACCGGAGAAAGCTATAAAGCGTCTGAGTAGTCAAGAATACGCGGCTACAACCCGTGCCAAACGTCAGGCAACTAAAGCGGGTAAACAGTTTTCTAAGCAACCAACCAAAGTTGCAAGCAAAACCAGACAATATAGAAAGACAAAAGCATGAACGCAATCAAGTTTGAAAAAGAAATGGACCGTGATGGTGACGGTATTATTAGTGCCGATGAGGTTAAGGTCGCTGATCAACATGAAAAAAACACGGTACAAACTAGGATTACCATTGCTAGTTTTGTAGTCATGGTTTTATTGGCTTGTGCGTTGCTATCAGGATTAATACCAGACAGTAGAATTACTGCCTTATCAGGGTTGATTTCAACTCTGTTTGTTGCGTTGGCTGGTATTATTGGTGCCTATTACGGTATGCAAGCATGGATGTCGAGAAAGTAATTAAAACATCTGACCGTGGCATTGATCTACTAAAGGTGTTTGAAGGATTCAGGTCAAAACCTTATCAATGTTCTGCCAAGGTCTGGACCATAGGTTGGGGTAGCACGCGACTAGCCGATGGCAGTAGGGTGACACAAAATACCCCTGAGATGTCCAAAGATGAGGCAGAAAGCTTGCTTAGGAAACAATTAGTGTCATACGAGCAAGCAGTGCTTCGACTCGTACCGTGCAAGCTGACACAGTCTCAATTCGATAGTCTTGTTAGTTTCGCTTATAATCTTGGCTCCGGTTCGCTCCGGGCGAGTACACTTCGTAAGAAAGTGATAAAGGGTGATCCTACTGCACCGGATGAGTTTCCCCGTTGGTCATATGCCAGTGGTAAATTTATCCGTGGGTTACACCGTAGACGCATGGCAGAAAGAAATTTATTTTTGTCGAGTTAAACACTTGCAATCTACTCCGGAAACAGTTATAAATAAGAATAACTTAAAACGGAGAACTTAAATGGCTTGCACGCAACACGATCTTCCAGACAATATCCAAGACGGCCTTGATATTAAATCATGCTACAAGTGTCGCGGAAAAGGTTACACAAGGCTCAACAATTTTTATACCGCAAGCAAACTTGAATTTCGCCTAGGCTCTCGCGGTGGATTTTGTGAGCCATGCAATGGCTCTGGCTTTGGTGAAAAAGTCAAAAAAGTTTGGTACGAAGATTGTCACAAGTGCGAAGGTAAAGGTTGGGTTGCATGGGGTTCAGAAGACAAAGTATGTTGGTCTTGTGGCGGTGCAAAAAAACGTGCTTTCAAAACTTCTCCTGAGACTCGTGCAAAAAGACGAGCTACAGCAGAAATCAAAAGAAACGAAAAAGAAGCTCTCCGTATAGAAAATGAGTTAGCTAGACAACGTACAATTTATGGTGGTCTTACTTTTGCAGAAAAAGAAGCACAGATCAAAGCACAGTGGGCTAAGGAAAAAGCTGAGTCTCCTGATGTGCCAAATAGCGGAAAAGACAGAATTACTATATCTGGCACAGTGCTCAAAGTTGCTATCTATGAGTCACGTTATGGTGCTTCTTGGAAAATGACAGTAAAGGACGATAAAGGTTTTGTCGTTTTTGGAAGCGTGCCAAATATCAATAACGGAGTAATGGATTGTGCAAAAGGTGACCATCTAACTTTTACTGCGACTGTTTCACCGTCTGACAAAGATTCAAAATTTGGATTTTTCAAAAGACCTTTTTTAACAGAGTCAACTCCTTGGTCTGATGAAAAAAGAAAAGGCACTTATGATCCTGACTTCAGAAAAGAATGTCAACCTCGTAGCCGTTGGAATTAAGAATAACTTAAAATGGAGAATTTAAATGTCTAATAATTTACTTAATGACCCAGATTTTATATATGCTTCAGCCGAACAATTTAAAGGCTATTGTGACCTAGACCTCACTAATGAGGAATGGCACATGGCACACGTTGTTGCTAGAAAAATTCCATACGATGAGTTTTTTTATTTTCATCAGCACAAAAAAGATTTTAAAAATATTACACTAGAAGAATCGTTGATTGACACTTACGATGAGATAGCTTCTAGCATCCCTTATTATCACCCTAATGAAGAATAACAATGGAGAATGAATACAACGTAGAGCCTATCAACTATCAGGACTGCTTGCCTTTTATATTGGATATCCACTATGCGAGGCGAGTACCCTCGATAAGTTGGGCATTCGGGTTATTTAAAAAAGGTGATAATCCTCACGATCTGTTCCGCATTGGGCCACTCGTGGGGATTGTTTCGTTTGGCACTCCACCATCACCTTCATTATGTGAGGGTGTTTGTGGCGTTGAACATAAGGAAAATGTCATCGAGCTTAATCGACTTGTACTCCGTGACAATTTGAAAAACGAAGCATCCTTCCTAGTAAGCCGTGCCTTAAAACTATTGCCCAAACCAAAGGTGGTTGTTTCTTACGCTGACACGGCTCAGGACCACACTGGGGTGATCTATCAGGCTCTCAACTTTGTTTACACTGGTATGAGTGCCAAAAGAACTGAGTGGGTTATCCGTGGCTCTAATCTACACTCTAAGACCATTGTATCGCAAAGCACCTTAGAAGAACGAGTAGCCAACCCAGAAAAATATGAGGTCGTAGATCGATCCCAGAAACATCGATACATTTATTTTTTGGGTAACAAGCGTGAAAAGAAAGAATTGAAACAGGCACTACGATATCAAATTAAAGATTCATATCCGAAAGAATCTATTGATACTCAGTCTCCCACAACCACCGAGACATCAACAATGCCTCAGATCGATCTGAGTGTTTCTTCAAATTAATTGGAGCATCCGGAAACATGGTCAGGGCTAACGCTCTGGCCTGTTCTTTATCTGCCGAAAGTCCAAAATATTTTTTCCATACTTGAGGCGTTACATACCGCAGTTCGATCTTACTGACACTTGCCACGCAAGCACGAGCACTGCCGAAAGAGTCACCCAAGCTAAATACTGAACTAACCCCCTG